TCACGCTTTCCGGGCAGGATGCCGCGCTGCGGGCAGCGCGGCTGCTGTTGGCTGATCCGGGTGCCTTCACCCTGGCGGGCCAGGATGTTGGCCTTTTGGTGCTGCTGCCCAGCCTGCCGCCTGATGGCCGCGTGCTGGCCATGACAACCGCTGGCCGCCTGGTGCTGCTGGAAGCGCTGCCGCGTGAAGTGGCGGTGCGCGCTGCTGGCCGAATCATTCGCATCCCCGCCGCGTTCTGAAAAAAGGTGAAGTCATGTCTCTGCCCGTGCCGCGCTTCGCGGATGATAAAGACCCTTCTGACGTAACAGATTGGGCGATTGATTTTGATGCAGAGCTTGCCCTTTCTTCCCCGGCTGACAGCATTGCAACCGCGATTTGGACTGTGCCGGCGGGGCTGACGGCGGGGGCGCAGCAGGTCATCGGGTCCAAGGCATCCACCTTTCTGTCTGGCGGTGTGGCCGGCACGGATTACGTGCTGACCTGCCGCATCACCACCACGGGCGGGCGCACCATTGAACGCTCCGCCCGGCTTTTCGTGCGGGAGCGCTGATGATGGTTCCGCCGGAAAGCAGCCTGGGCGCCAGGCTGAATGATGTGGAGCGCCGCCAGGCCGTGCATGAAGCGGTTTGTGAGGAACGCTATAAAGGCATCAATGAGGGTATCGCGCAGATCAGGATTGATCTGGCGCAGCGTGGTGTGAAAATGGAAGGCTTGGTGCGCGCCTGGGCTATCGTGATCACCGCCTTCGTGATGGCGTTTCAGATGCTCGTTTCCTTCGTGAAATTCTCCTGGCACTGATGGAACCCTGGCAGGAAGGCCGCGATGCCATTGTGCGCGCGGCCATGACCGCCATGGCGCAGGCCGGTGGCGGGCTGGATTTTTTGGCAATGCAAGCCGCGCTTGAAGCCGCCTTCAAGGAAGCCGCGCGTCAGCGGCTGGAAGAAGCGGGTGCTGATAGCGCCTGGTTTGTGATGTCCCGCCATCGCAGCCGCATGGAAGCGCCATAACCGCGCCGATCGGCGCCTTGCTGACAATTTGGATGAAAGGGAAATCGTGATGAAAGCGATTGACTATCTGCGCGACCGCCTGGCTGAGCCGGGCACCATGCGCAGCCTGATTTGGGTGTGCCTTTCCGTGGCCGGCCTGGACACGGGCGATACGGCGGTGACGCATATCGCGCTGTCATGCGGGGTGTTGCTGGGTTTGGCTTCCGCGCTGTTGCCGGAGCGGAAGTGATTGCCTTCCTGCTTTCCCCCCTTGGCCGATGGGCTGCCATGGCCGCCGTGCTGGCCGCGCTTTCCGGTTGGGCCTGGTTGGAACGTGCCGGGCGCCACGCTGCCACGGCGCGGGCTGATGCAGCCGAAGCCCAGGCCGCAGCCAAGGCCCGCGCCATTAGCGCGCTGGAAACCCAAGCGGCTGAAGCCGCCGCCCAGGCCGCGCGCATCGAACCAATCCGAAGGGTGATCCATGCTGCCCCAAAGACCAATGCTTGTGCTGACAGCCCTGCTATTCGCGCCGTTCTGGACGGGCTGCGCCAAGGCACCGGCGGTGACCGTGCCCGATAGCTTGCTGGTGTGCCGGGATGAACCGCGCCTGGCCGGGCAGATCAATGACCCGATGCTTGGCGAATTCATCATAGACCTGGTGGAAGCCGGGGCGGATTGCCGCGGCAAGCTCCGCGCCGTGCGTGGCCTGGTGCGGCCATGAAGTGGTGGCCCTTTGGCCGTCGCGTCAGTGAAAATTCACCGGCGCCCGCGCCCCTGCCGATCCCGCCCGCCAGCGCAAAGCCGGTGCCTGTCAGTGAAAATTCACCGCCGCCCAAGCCGCCCGCCGCCTTGCTTTCGCGTGGTTTCGTGGCTGAGGTTTTCCCGCGCGCGGATGCCTCCGCCTATGCCGCTGCGCTTTCGGCCGCCATGGCCGCCTATCACATCACCAGCCGATTCCGCATCGCGCATTTTTTGGCGCAGATCGGGCATGAAAGCGGCGGGCTGACGCGCCTGGTGGAAGACATGACCTATTCCACCCCCGGGCGCATCTGCGCCACCTGGCCCAAGCGCTTTCCGCTTGAAGCGGATGCCATGCCCTTCGTGCGCCAGCCGCAGGCGTTGGCGAACCGCGTCTATGGCGGCAGGCTGGGCAATGTTTTCCCAAATGATGGCTGGCGCTTTCGGGGCCATGGGCTGATCCAGGTAACGGGGCGGACCAATCATGAGCGTCTGGCCCATGCCCTGGGCTGGGGTGAGGCTGAGGATGCGCCCGCGCGCCTGGCCAGCCCTTCCGGCGCCGCGCTGGGCAGCGCCTGGTGGTGGGCCGATGCTGGGCTGAATGAAGTGGCGGATCAGGGCGGGGGCGTGATGGTGGAAGCCGTCACGCGGCGCGTGAATGGTGGTTTGCATGGCCTTGCTGAGCGCCGCGCGCTGTTTGCGCGGGTGCTGAATGCGATGGATGCGTGGGGGGTGGGGTGAACCATTTTCCTGGTGCCGGGGAAATGGTTTTGGCCAGCCTAAGTTGTGCGGAACAGTTCGCGAATGACGGCGCGACAACTGCCGCGATTGTCAGAAAAAGCGCTTATTTTTCCGTGTGGGTAGCTTAATCATGACGAATATGGCGCGCATGATTTCATTGCCTTTTCCTTGAAATTGTCGGTTTTTGTAAAAACGGCCATTCAAGCCTTCTTTGGAAGCCTGGCCACGGCAGCCCCGGCAAGGCGCTGCTGATCCGCGCTGGTGGTGTAGTGCTGCACCATTTGAAGGCTGCGATGGCCGGTGATGGACGCGATTTCATGCACCGTGCAACCTGCTTCGGCCAAGCGCCGGGCAGCGGCCTTCCGCAGCCCATGCACATTCAGGCCGGCGGGCAGGCCGATCTTCTTCAGGCCCTTCGCCATTTCATGCGATAAAAACTCCCCGTCCTTCCATGCCCCGGTGCGCGGTGTGGTCAAGATCATGATTGAATCGGCCTTCTCAGCTTTCCATGCCTCGAGCTCGGCCTTTAAGATTGGGTGGACAGGTAGCACCAGTAGCGCGCCGGTCTTGGCTTGCCTGAGGCGAATGGTGGCGCCGTCATAGGCTGCCCAGGTAAGGCTGATCAGGTCGCCACGGCGCTGCCCGGTATAGAGCCCCAGCACCACCACGCGGCGTAAATCTGCCCGCAGCTGCGCCAGCGCCTGGCTGATCTGCGCTTCCGTCCATGCCGGCAGGGCGCCGCCTGGCAGGCTTTTGACCCGCGCGGCGGGGTTTGCTTCAATCCATTCCCGGTCAACCGCCCATCCGAACAATACCGCTGAAATGCGGGTGAAGGCGCTGGCAGCCCCGGCGCCGCGCGTTTGCGCAATGGCGTCCCGCGCGGCCAGCACATCCCGCCGCCGCACTTCCGAAACTGGTGTATCGGCGACTTTCAGCCAGGGGCGCAGGTAGATCAGATATTGCTTCTGGGTGTTCTTCGCTTTGGCGGCAAATTCCGGGCTGGCTTCAAAAGCCCTTAGAAGCGCCCGAATGGTGTCCCCTTGCGTGGGGCGTTCCGGCGCCTGCCAGGCGGGGTAGTGGTAGGTTTTGACGCTGCCATCCGCCATGCGGCGGCGGACGGTTCTACCGGCAGGCTTCTTCAAGGATGGCTTGGGCAAGGCGGGACGCTCCTTTGGCCGGTAAGCTTGCCACACGGCCGAGCGCGGCGTCCACATCTGGTGACCACCAGCGCGGATTTCGCGGGCCAAATGCGAGTGATGGCTTGGGTAGCTTGCCGGCGCGCTGTAGGCGCGGAAGCTGGTCAACGCGGACGCTGATGTATTCGGCCAGGGCTTCGCGGTCCAGCCAGCGGGCGAGCCGGTCAGTCATAGCGGCATAACCTCCTGGCGCGCGTCATGGACCGTGCCGCCAGTCTCGTTCGGCTCAAAGGCGGTGCAGCGCGGACCGAGTGTGGCGTCTGTCACCCATTCTTTCGGGTAATCAGGATCATCCACATCGAAGGCCATGGTGTTGGCTGCAATCTCGCAACTATCGCCTTCGCCGGCCTGAAATGCGGCATCGCGCCAGCAGCGCTCGCACCAGCGCTCCATGAAATCCATACCTTCGCAGCCGCTTGACGGGCGGTAAGATCGGATGGTGGCGGCGGTCATAGCCCGGCCTCCGTCATTGCATCCGCCGCGTTTAGGCTGGCGGTGTAGGGTTGGTTTTCAAGCCACTCAATCCCCTTTCCGCTATCGTAAACAAAAAAAGACCAGCCGCGCCGCGAACGATGAATATGTGTAGCGTTGTTCGGCACAAGCAACTTTGTAATGTCCTGATCCAATGCCCTATCCGGCCCGGCTGCCTGTTCGCAGCGTTCGGCAAGGGCTAGGAGGGTGGCGCGGTCAGTCATTTTTTGGCGGGCTCCTGCTGGCGATGCTGGCGCGCGACCATGTAGGCGGTCTGCTTGCGCGCCGCGTCGAGTTGAAACTCGGCGTTCTTCAGCCTTGTGAGAATCGCAACGGCACCGTCACGGCTCATCATCACGATTGCCGGCCCGGCGCTGTGCAGGGCGATGAGGTCGTCAATGTTCATTTTCGTTTCCTTCTGGCGATCAATCTGTTTCGCGCGCCCATGCGTTGCAGTAGGCGGCGCTCAAACCATGCAGCCCATCCGGCATTGAAGCGAGGGTTTCCGGCGAGGCGGTCAGTCATGCTGGTGTTCCCGGTCTGCGCGGCAGCGGCGCGGCGCGGCCCTGCTTTGCTACCGAAAAGGCAGCGTAGGTCGCGGCGGTGTATCCCTGCTCACCTAAAAAACAGCAGCGCGTGGCCAGCCCCCACTCAATCAACTGGTCGCGACAAGCTTTGGAGATAATGTTTCCGTCCCATACCGGCCCTTGGTAGAGAAGCTGCTTCAACTGCTCGCGCTGCCCCGGACTGAGCGCGTCCCACACAAGGGCGCCATAGGTGAAATAGGCGTCGTCGTCTTTCATTCGCTCAAGGGCTACGGCCACTTGGTCCGTGGTTCTAAAATTGCTCATATCACTCTCCTTGCGCGCATCACGGCGCGGATGGGGTCAGTCATGGCTTCATCTTCCCGCCCAGCCTTTGCGTGATGCGCGCGACTTCCTTGCGGGATCGCCGCGTCAGGATGCCGTCGCCTATCTTTACGGCGCGCGGTCTGCTGCTTACGCTTTCGTTCACCAGCCCCCACAAGGCAGGGCAGCCGCCGAAAGGGTCAACCCAGGGCGCAAAACGTTCCGCTTCTTTTGTCGTGATGGTCATCATGATGCCCCCTGCTTTTCCTTTGGGCTGATGCGCTTGTAGCGCACCACGCGAATCAGCCCGAGTGCTTCCAGCATGCCGTCGCCAGCTTCTCGTTCGCCTTTCAGCACGTCATTCACATAGCTGGTCAGCAGGCCATGCGCGTGGCCAAAGGCTTTGGCGCCGCCGGCGCGCTTGCAGGCAGCGGCAAGGGCGCGGCGGACTTCTTCTCCATCCAAGTAAATGTCAGCCATCACGCGGCATTCCTTCCGGCTGTCTGGTTGCGATATTCGCCAAGCAGGCGGCAGGCTTCGCGCAGCGGCACTTTGATGCTGGCGGCCACGGCTTCGGCGGATTTGCCTTGGTCGAACAATTCCATTGCGCGGGCGTGTTTGCGCGCCCAGGCTTCAGCCACGGCCGCTTCCTGTTCTTCTGGTGTCAGGGGCGTGGGTTCTTCTGGTTCCGGCGCGATCGCGGCCTGGCGCTCGGCTGGCGCCGGCGGCCTGTTCGGCACCAGCCTTTGGCTTCTGATCCCCAGACGAACAGCGGATCGGCGCATTGAATCCACGTTCTTAATCCGATCTCCTGGCAGCGTGTTCAAATAATCCAGCAGCGCGATCGGCCTGATGCGGCCATAATCGCGCGCCAGCGCAGCGCGGCGTTCCGGCCCCCAGGTGGTGGTGGCAGACATCATCAGGGTCTGCGCCCTCCATCCCGGCGGGCGTTTCAGCTTGAGCTTCATGGCGCGTGACGTGACGGCCTGCTGGCTGGCGACCGGCGCGACGGCGGGGAGTGCATTCAGCAGCGGCAGAATCTCCGTGGCGCGGAGGCCTGCTTCCCAGTGCTGGCGCAGCGCGGCATCGCGTTCCGGCGTGAAAACGCGGGCAGTGCTCCGCGGCGCGACCAGCGCCGCCACCTTGGCTTCCAGGGCGGCGATGCGTTCTTCAAGGCTGGTCATGCGGCGCCCCCGTGCATGAAGGCGCCGCGCGGCTGGCGCAGAAGCACCACGTTTGGCGGAAGATCGGCCAAGACCACGGGCTGCTGGCGCCAGTGGGGCGGGATGGGGGAATGTTCCATGGCGGAAACACGCTCAGCCGCGGCTTCCATGGCTTGCAGCGCCAGGCTGGCGCGGCGCAGGTGGAGAAGCTGCGTCATGCGGTCTGGCGCGCGTTCCGCATCTGCCAGCGCATCATAGGCTACGGCAATTGCGCCGCGAATATCGGGCGCGATCATGCCAGCCACCATGCGGCGAAGATAAGGCCCATGCTGATGGTGGCGCTGGCCGCCATGGCCAGCAGGCCCCAAAGCGGGATTGGGTCGCGCGCGGGCAAATCGCCCGGGTAAAAGCCGCCGGTTATCATGCTTGTGCCTCCGGGTCTGCGTAGAATTCCAGGTCGTTGATGATGTCGGCCAGATCGGTCAGGAAGGCTTCATCATCCTGATCCAGGGGCGTTGATTGGTCGCGGCTGATCAGATCATCCTGCGCCTGGCGCAGTAGCGTCAGAGCCATGTGGGCCATGCTGCGCGGGGTGTTGCGGCCGGCGTAGTGGGTGATGAAGCCGGTGGCATCCTGAGTGACCGCACACACCACCACGCCGCCGCCTTCGGGCAGGGTTTTCGCGATAGTGTCGGTAGTCATTTCAATGATGCGGGCAGTTTGTTCCAAGTTCATGCCGCGGCCTCCACTTCCGCCAAGGTGGCGTCACTGATTTCGGAAAAATCCCAGGGGATTTCGACAAGCAGCGCATTGCCTTGAATGCGCCACATCTCGCAGGTGGTGCGGGCGCAGGCCAAATCGCGCCAGGTCATCGGCGGCACCAGTGCGACAGTGACGAATTCCGTGGCGCGGCCAATGCGCTTCAAGCTGCGGCCAATCGCGGCAGGTGCAAATTTCAGCCAGCCGCCAAGCTTGCCTTCGCCCACCCAAAGCGAGATTTTCTGATCTGGCGCCCAGCCGCATTCATTCAGCAGCGGCTTGCTGATGCTGAACCACAAGTAGGTGCTTCCGCGCATGGGGGCGAGGCTGAGGGTAACGGATGGCGCCTTCGCTGCCTTGGTGCGGAAGGCAGCCTGATTCACTTCGGCCCAGGTCATGCCGCGGCCCTCCGTTCGAATAACGGCGCGGCTTCGCGGGCTTCGGGGCCGGCGCATTCCAGGCAAAGGCGGTCGTCGCCATAACCTCCGGCGCGGTCGTTGGGCTCGCCTTCTGCGTAATAACTGCCGGGCAAAATCACGTTGTCGCAGCGGCCGCGTTTCCCGCCCAACCATGCGTCGCATCTATGCGCCTTGCGCGCGCGACGGATCAGGTGACCGTCGAGCCAACCGCCGTTGATCCTGATCATCATGCCGCCGCCCTCCGTTCAAACAGGGGCGCGGCTTCGCGGGCCAGGTTTGCCAGGGCGCGCCAGTCATTGGTGGTGGCGTGGCTGATGGTGTCCAGTTCGCGGGCGGCTTCGTCGGCGGCGTCGGCCAGAATCAGCGCGGCGTCCGGCATGGGGTGCGCGGTGTTCAGGAAGCGCAGCGCGAAAGCCGCGATGGGTGGCGGCAAGTCTTCAATCTTGGCTTGGATTTCCGCCCAGGAAGGCGGGGGTAAAAGCGTGAGCATTTTCGGCCCCTCCGGTGTTGGATGGGGCTACATTGCACCACGTGCAAATTTTAAGTCAAGGGAAAAGTTGCGCCTTGTGCAATTATGTCTTGGTGGGTTCCCGCATGGCCCGGGCTACTTCCAGCACTTTCTGCCATTGTTCCGGGCCGAGGCGTTCCATCTCTTGAATGGTTGCGTCCATCATCGGCCCCAAAACGCCAGAGGGAGGGGGGTGTAGGATTGCGCCGCGGTCGGCCTGCAACAAAATCGCTATTTGCTCGAGCGCCCCGGCGGGCATCATTGCCTCCCCTGAAAAGTATCGCGAAACGACACTTTGCGACACCTCGAGGATGTTCGCAATATGTTTCTTTCTTAGGCCGCGATACTTAAGCCACGCAGGAATAAATTGCAGCAATGCGCGCTGCGCCGTTAGCCTAGCCGCCCTAACTTCGGGCGAAAGCGTGCGAAGTTCATCTTTTTCAGTCATGGCTCATGGTGCCAGAGCCAAGCGTCGGGGCGCCATAAAACGACAATCAAATTTTGTTTGACATGCAAGTTGCACGTGGTGCAACATAGAGGCATGGACCTTCGTGACAAACTCAAAGCCAATGGATACCGCCAGCGCGATTTGGCGCAGCGGCTTGGCGTGTCTGAAAGTAACGTAAGCCGCTGGTTCGCTTGGGTGGTGGATAAGCGGCAGGGCACCCCGATTCCTTCGGAGGCCCTGGCAGTGATCTCGGAAATGACCGGCGTGGAGCCAGAGGTGCTGGTTGCGGCGGTCGCGCGGGAGATCGCCGCATGACCGCTCACCTGCCTTCGCGCGCGCGGCGTTCTTCGGTAAGCGCTTCCTGCGCCTTCAGGGTTTTCAAGCGCGATGTTTCGCGGGCGATGATCATCTCGTCCCCGTCGCGCGGCAGGGCATCAGGCCGCGCCCGCTGGAATTGCCGCACGGTGAAGCCAAGCGAAAGCAGCGCCATGATGCCGAAGGTGCCGGCCACCACCAAATGGCCCATATGCCAATCTGCCACGTATTCCGGGCAGCTGATGCCGGATGCCCGGCCAAGCGCCAGTGCCAGGCGCGTTTCATGGCTGGCGCACATTTCAAAGTGGATCATGCGTTTGGTGGGGTCGATCGGCGCGTTGATCGCCTGGTGCAGCGTGGTTGCTGACAAGATCGTCAGAATGACCGTCAGCACCAAGGCCAACCAGGCCACGGTGCGATCCATTGATTTATCCATGATGTTGATTCCCTTCCCGTTCCTTTTCGGGAAGCGGATCATATTCGCCGGCGCAACGCAAATCAGCGGGAAGCCTTCCCGCGTGAATTCATGGGGGAAAGCATGAATTTGGCCTCGGCTGATGGTATCGGCCTTAAAACAGTCACGCGCGCCTTGGTGCAGGCCTGCGGCGGGGTGGAAGCGGGCAGCGCTGCGGCGCGGCTTTCCAAGACAAGCCTGGCTGCGTGTTACGATCCGCACACGCCAGACCGGTTTTTGCCGGTGGATTGCATGCTGGCGCTGGAACGCGCGGCGGGTGACCCGGTGCTGACGCGCCATCTGGCCGCGTTGCAGGGCTTTGCGTTGGTTCAGCAGGCGGCGCTGGGTGGGGATTTCATCAGCCAGGTGGTTAAGCTTTCCCGCGAATATGGGGAACTCAGCGCGGCATTCGCGCTGGCCCATGCGGATGGGAAGCTTTCCGCGGAAGATTTCCAGGGGCTGGCGCTGGAAGCGCTGCAGGTGGCGGGGCTGGCCATGTCCGTTGCTGCCATTGCCAAGGAAAGGGCGGCGGCATGAAGGCGCGGTTTTGGCGCGCGCTGGAAGGCGCGTTGCGCGGCGTTGGTTTTGCGCTGCTGGATCTATCGGATTGGGCCAATGTCCGCGCGCGGAAGGCGCGGCGCGCATGAGCGACGATAAATGGCCCCTGGAAAAGATTGATCTGCTGCGCAGCCTTTGGGCGCGCGGCGATAGCGGCTCAGAAATTGGCCGCATCATGGGGATTTCGAAAAACGCCGTGGTGGGTAAGGCGCATCGGCTGCTCCTGCCCCCGCGCCCTTCGCCGATCAAGGCGGGGCGGCGGCAGTATAGCGCGCGGCGCCATGGGGGTGTTGTGGTGCGGCGCGCGGCGGCGGGTGTTGAATTTCCTCCGGCATCCGCCGCCAGAACAAGCTTGGGCGCCACGGGTGCCCCAAGGCCGGGCGCAGCGGCTTTTTCTGCGCAGCATGACGTTTCCTCCCTATCCAACTTCCCCGCGCTGGCGGCGCGCTTAACGAACCCGTCGCCAGCGCGGGGCTTTTTGGGTGGGGCAGAGGCGAAGCGGGAAAAGGCGGCGGCGCAGCCAAGGCCGCAGGTGTTTCAGGTGCGGGGCTGTCAGTTTCCGTTATGGCCGCATGGGGTGCGCGTGGCGCTGGAAGATATGCGCTTCTGTGATGCGGCCCCACGACGCAACAAGGATGGCCGGCAGGATAGCGCTTATTGCGCGGCGCATCATGCGGTGTGCTTCCAGAAGGCGAGGGAAGCGGCGTGATGGGCGGTGTTTTCATGAGTGAAACGGAAAAGGCGAAGCTGGCCACGCTGCGCACGCTGGCGGAAGTGTATTTGAAAATCGGCGCGATCAAGGATGTGCAGCGCGCGCTGGATGATATGCGCGATGTGCTGGAAGGGCGTGGGGAGTGAGCGCCGCCGCCCTCGCCCCTGATCTGCGCGCCCGGATCGCATCCGCGTGGGATGATCGGCCGCCGCACGGGCTCGAGACTGGCATCTACGCGCCGCTGCCCAAGCGCGGCACCAAGGCGGGTGAGCGCATTTCGTTTGAATTTGCCGAAGAGCTTACCTTGCATGATCCGGCGCATCTGGCGCGGGCGCTGGCGGCCATGGGCCTCACGCGGCGGATCATGACCGCGCCGCGCGCGGGCACGCCGCTTTGGTATGAAAGCCGCCTGCGCGGGGCTGATGTGCGCGATAGCATGCTGGATTGGCCGGTGCTGCTGATGGCCTCGGCTGAAGGTGTGGTGGATGCGCATTGGATTTGGCTTTGCGCGGTTTCCGGGAATTGGAAAACGGCTTCGGGTGGCGCGCGGGGGATGCGTGTTGTCTCGCTGGCGCAATTCATCTGGGGCGTTTCCGAATATGAAGCCGCGCGCAGGTTGTGCCGCGCCAATGGCTGGAAGGGGGTGCTCCGTGTCGGCGACCTTCGATGATGGGTTTGACAAGGCGCTTTCGGATGCCTCCCGCCAGTTGAAGGTGGTGGAAGGTGGCAAGGGGCGGCGTGGTGGTGGCGGTGGTGGTGATTCTTCCCCGCCGGAAGCCCCGCCGGAAGATTTGGATTGGTCCCGCGCGCCGGTGGAATGCCTGGGCGTCTGCGGTGAGACCTGGTGGTTTGTGGATGCGTATCGGCAGATCATCAGCATTGCGGCGGGCAAGCTTTCGGCGCGTGGTGCGTTGAATGCCCTGCTGGGTGGTGATGCCACGGGTTGGGCCGCGCGCTACTGGCCGGAATTTGACAAGGAAGGGAAGAAAACCGGGGATTACAGCCCGCGCAAGCTGCATAAGGCGCTGGCGGAGCGCATGACGGAAGTGGGCTTGTTTGACCCTGCCACGCCGCGGCGCGGGCCTGGCGTGTGGCTGCATCAGGGCAAGCCTGTGGTGCATGCCGGTGCGCGGGTGTTTTTCCAGGATGGCGCCCGCAAGCCAAGCTTCATTCGTGATGGCATCGCGTATATCGCGGCCCGCGCCATTGCCCTGCCCAATGATGGGCAAGATGATCGGCCCGCGCCTGGTGCTGCCGCGCTGGCCGAAGAAGCGGAAGCAGTTTTCCGACAATGGAATTGGGAAAACGGCGCATCGGATCGGATGCTGCTGGGTTGGTGGACCATTGCCAATTTGGGCGCCCTGGCGCCCATGCGGCCCTTGGCCATGATTGATGGGCAGGAAGGCGCTGGCAAATCCACGCTGCTCGAAATTCTGGCGGCGCTTTGCCCTGCCGGTGAAATGACGAATGACACCACGGAAGCCGGGTTGCGGCAGCGCATGAATCAGCGCGCGGCGCCGATGATCCTGGATGAATTTGAAGGGGAAGAATTGCTGCGCGTGCTGGCGATGCTGCGGCGCATTGTGACCGGGGAAGGTAGCCGGTCCTTCCGTGGGCAGGGCAGCCAGACCGCCGTGGTGACGGAAGTGGTCGGCACCGCCGTCATGGGCGCGATCGGCGCGCCTGTGGCCAATAGCGCGGAAACCACCCGCATTCTGCGCTTGATGCTCTGGCCCCGCGCCCCGGGCGTGGCAAGCCTGGACAAGGCGGCGTTGCTCAGCTGGTGCCAGGAAGCCGCCCCTGCATTGTGGGGGCGGGCTATCGCTGCCTGGCCGCGTGTGCAGGCGAATGCGGCGATGATGCGGCGCGTTTTGGATAAGCAGGCCTGTTCGCCGCGCTATGCGGATATGTTGGGCTGGTTGATCGGCGCGCGGGAAGCCATGGTGGCTGATCTGCCGCTGACGGAAGCGCAGGCGGAAGCCGCGCTGGAATGGGCCTGGGGTTGGGTGGTGACGGAAGCCGAACAGGCGGAAGACACCACGGCGGCGCGCTGCCTGCAGCATTTGATGGCCTGCCCCATCCTGACCGGGCCAGGCCATTCGGAAACCGTGGCGGTCTTGGTTGAGCGCGCCTTGCGGGAGCCCGAAGCGCCTGCCACGCGGCTGCTGGCGGAGCTTGGCCTGCGCCTGGCCCCGTGCCCCATTGATGGGGGTGATCCGGCGCGCGTGGGGCTCTACGTCGCGGCGGGGCGAAGGCCGGCGCTGGCCAGGCTGTATCAGCAAACGGAATGGCAGGGCGGGCGATGGGGCACGGTGTTGGCCCAGCTTCGCATGCGCGCCGATGGCGAAGAGGTCAGGGCCCAGCCGATCAAGACGCGGGTGCGCTTTTCGGGGGAGAATGACAGGGCTCAGGCGGTCTGGCTGGCGCCGGAATTGCTGCCTTCGGGCTCTCGCAAGGGGGTCGGGATGGATTGAAGTGTCCCGCCAATTGTCCCGCTAAAGGTGTGATTTGTCCCGCTGGCGCGGGGTAAGTCTTTGAAAACACTGACAGCGGGACAGCGGGACAAGCGGGACAGGGCATTTCCTCATGTGTGCGCGGGCGCGCGTCGCGCGCATTTACAGGAATACGTGTGTCCCGCATGTACCGCATGTCCCGCTGAATAAAATAATAAATAATAACAAATAGATAGATAGATAGATAAGGGACAAAGGGCGGGACAGTTTTTCTGGGTGCGGGACAAATCGGGCGAAAGGGGTGGCGATATGGCGGATATCAAGAAGATTCAGGGGCTTTATGACGCGATCGGCGTTGTGCAGCCTGGGGTCTCATGGGTCACTGGCGATGGCATGGCGCAGCGGGTGGTGGAATCAGCCCATGCCCGTGCGATGGCCGAAGAAGCCCGTGCGCTGGCGGCTCAGTGCCGTCCAGACCCGCTGTTCAGGCTTCCGGCTGAATATGACCCTGAAGCGGCTGTGCGGGCTGCGGAAGGCCTGGCGCGGCGGGTGGTGCATCAGCGGGTGATGCGGGCGGATAAGCTGGCAGGGCTGCGGGATGGCGGGCGGATCACGGCCGCAGAGTATCGGGCGGGGCAGGAAATCCGCATGGTGGTGGAATTCCTGGATGGCGGGCGCATGCCGATGGTGCGCAGCCAGTGGGCGGAAAGGTTGGCAAGCGGATCGAACGCTGCTGAGTGTTTGGTCTATGTCGAGGAAGCGGAGCGTGAGCGCTTCGGCCCCTGGCGCGCCTGGGCAAGGCGGCATCCAGCGCGGCGGCTGCCTCGGCGGTCTGATGAAACGCTGGAAGACCTGACGCGCCTGGTGGTGGTGAAGGGCAGGGGCGTCCAACAAGTGGCAGATGCGTTGGCGATTGATAGGCGGAATGCCCTGGTTCGGCTGCGTCAAAGCCTGGGCTGGTATGTGGAAAGGGCCGGCTGGGCAGGCTGTGAAAATAGCCGCTTGACTTCCCACCCGGTTTCGGTGCTATGAATACCTATCTCGCAGAAGTGCGCCCGGCGCCTTCAAGCTTTGAGAAAATCCTTCTATCACTTTGGCACGCCGCTTGCGTGTCAAGTTGGCACGGCGCTTGCGCTGTGGATAACCGCGGGTCCTCCCCGGCGGATTTGTATGCGGGCGGCTTTGCGCGCCCGAGTTTTCTAGTCTGGAAATTGAAAAAAAGGGTTCATTTTGGTTCACAGAACCGCCCGGAAGTTCACCAGGCAAGAATGATTTTCTCCTGTTTTTCAGGAAAAATGCGACATGGCCGCTGAAGCAAAGCTGACGGTTGGCACTAAGGCCCAATATGCCGAGCATCGCGGCTGTTCGAAGGCGTATGTTTCCAAGCTGATCCGCTTGGGCAAGCTGGCGGCGCCGGCGCTGATGGCTGATGGTCGCGTGAATTTTATTCTGGCCGATCAGATGATCGGTGCGCCAAGTGCCGCCGATGCCGAATCGCTTTTCTCCGCGGCGGATGGTGTTGGCCCAAACTATTCCGCTGAGCGCGCCAAGCGCGAAGCGGCGGAAGCGGCGCTGGCTGAGCTCCGGCTCCAGGAAAAGCAGCGCGAAGTGGTGAAGACCGATGCCGTTTCTCAGGCCGCCACCAGTGTTTTTGGCCGTGCCATGGCGCGGTTTTCGGAAGCCTGGCCGGAATTGGCTGTGCCGCTGGCGGCAATGACCGATCCAGCGGCCATCGCAGACCGCCTGGCGGATGAACAGAAGCGCATCATGGCCGCGCTGCACAAGGAATTCATGGAGGATGTTGCCCGCCGATCCGCCGCGTGATGTGGAAGCGCTGCTGCTTCACGCGGTAGCCGCCGCCTGTCGCGTAGCCCCCCCGCGCAATGTTGCCGAATGGGCCGAAGCGGAGCGCATTGTCGCCGCCGAATCGGGAAGCCCATGGCCCGGCAAATGGCGCACGGATCGGGTGCCCTATCTGCGGGAAATCATGCAGGTGATGACGCTAAGCCACCCGGCCCGGCGCGTCACCTTTCTGAAATCGGCGCAGATCGGCGGTTCTGAAGCGGCGTTGAACATGATCGGCCAGGTCATGGCGGAAACGCCCGCGCCAGTGCTGGTGATGCTGCCCAGCATTGACATGATGCGCGGCTACAACCGCTTGAAGCTGGACCCGATGATTACGGCCAGCCCGGCGTTATCGGCCCGCGTTGAAGAAGTAACCGCCCGATCTGGTGAAGAAAGCACCGCCACCTTCAAGCGCTTTCCCGGCGGGTATCTGCAGCTGCTGACAGCGAATTCATCGGCCAATCTGCAGATGCGTTCCGCCCGCGTTTTGGTGATGGAGGAAGTCTCAGACTATCCGCTGGATGCCGATGGCCGCGGCGATCCGGTCAAACAGCTTGAAGCCCGCGCCATTATCTATGCCGGCCGCGAAAAAATCCTGAAGGTCAGCACGCCGGCGGAAGAAGGTTCCTGCCGCGTCACGGCAGCTTATCAGCAAAGCAGCCAGGGCCGGTTTTTGGTGCCCTGCCCGCATTGTGATCACCGCCAAACGCTGGAATGGGAAAGCCTGCGCTGGCCGAAGGGGCAGCCTCAGCGCGCGGAATATCACTGCGATGGGTGCGGCACCGGGATTGAACCATCCGCCCGCCCGGCCATGCTGGCGGCGGGGGAATGGGTGCATGACAAGCCGGAACTGATCACGGAACATGCGGGCTATCAGATCAATGCGCTGTATTCGCCCACGCTTTCCTGGGGCGATCTGGCAGCGGAATTTGAAGAAGTTAAGGATGATCCCGAAGGCCTGAAAACCTTCACCCAACAGAAGCTTGGCCGCGCCTGGCGCATCGCCGGTGAAGCGCCAGAATGGCAACGGCTTTACGATCGGCGCGAAACCTGGGCGCCTGGCACACTGCCGGCGGGCTGCCTGAAGCTGACTGCCGGGGTGGATGTGCAACGCAGCCCTGGCCGTGTGGAAGTGTTTGTCTGGGGATGGGGCCGCAACCGGCAAAGTTGGTTGGTGGATCATGTGGTGGTGATCGGCAGCCCCTTCGCCTGGCGCACCTGGGAACAGGTGGCGGCGGTGTTGGAGACCATCTACCCGCATGCCAGCGGCGGTGCCTTACCCATCAGCCTTTCGGCGGTGGATTCGGGTGACGGCACCACAACCGCCGAAGTTTATGCCTTTGTGCGCAAGATGGGGCAGCGCAAAGTGATTGCGGTGAAGGGCCGCGATAATCTGCCGCAGGCCATCGTGCCGGGCGGCAAGGTGGATGTGAAGCGGTCCGGCAAGCGCGTGGGCCAGTTGAAGCCCTGGTTAGTTGGATCAAGCTACCTGAAGGGCGAATTTTACGGCCAGCTTCGGCTTGAAAAGCCCACGGCGGAAAGCGGCGCGGCTTATCCGGCGGGCTATGTCTTCCTGCCCGAACATCTGGCCGGTGAGGAAATCTGCCGGCAATTGGTGTCGGAAGAAATCCGGCGTCACAAGGTCCGCACCGGCGTTTTTCGGCAGGAATGGGTGAAAACCCGTGAACGGAATGAAGCGCTGGATGGCCGTGTTTATGCCCGCGCTGCCGCCGCCTTGCTGGGGATTGACCGCTGGCAGGAAGCGGATTGGGAACGCGCCGCCCGCGAATTGAAGCAGTATCAGGCCAGCCGCCGCGCCTTACAGCCCGCGCTGGATATCGAAGAACAGGCCGATGACCTGGCCGTGCCGGATGCCTTGCCAGAAGATGAGGCGCCGGCAGAAACCGAACCGATGATGAAGATGCCGCCGCCCGCAAAGCCCGGGCGCAGCCGCTTCTGGAAACAGTCCCGCGCAGGCTTCGCCGCGCGCTTCTAAGGAAACCCGTATGGCAACGCTGGATGCTCCGCCGCTCCGCGCGACGGCGGGCGATACCTGGGCTTGGCGCTGGGCCAGCGCAGACTACCCGGCCAGCGCAGGATGGGCGAATGCCTGGCGCCTAGTCGGCACCGATGTCGAGCTTTCCATCAGCGCTACGGCGGAGGGGGATGGCTTTATCGCAACGGCCACGGCGGCAAATACGGCTGCGCTTTCGGTAGGTGCGCGCGGCTTGCCCGCTACCTTGATCGGTTGGGTTACCAAGCCCGGTGAGCGCTTCCAGGTCTATTCCGGCGGGCTGTTCATCCTGCCCAATCCGGCCACCATCACGGGTGATCTGCGCGGCCATGCCACGCGCACCCTGGCCGCGATTGAAGCCATGCTGGAAGGCAGCGCCAGCAAGGATCAGCGCAGCATCAAGATCGGGGATCGGGAAATCGCCCGCATCCCAATCCCGGAATTGCTGGCGCTCAAAGATTACTACGCCGGTGAAGCGCGGCGCGAAGCGGAAGCCGCCGCGCTGGCTTCTGGCCGCCCGCGTCGGCGGATTGTGCTGACACGCATGGGAAGGGCCTGATATGGCGCTGCTGGATTTCCTCCGCCGCCGCAAGGCCGCCGCGCCCATCCTGCGCAGCCCCGGCGCGCAGGCCACCTGGTCCGCTATGGGCCCCAAGGTGCGTGCGCAAAGCGGCTGGATGGCCGCGCAGCCTTCGCGCCTACTGGCGGATTTGCCGGGCGGCCATGGTTTTGCGCCAAACCGCGATATCCGTTGGCAGTTGGACACGCTGCGCAACCGGTCCCGCTGGCTGGCGCAGAATGAAGGCTATACGGCGGGCTTCCTGAAAAGCCTGCGCCGCAACGTGGTAGGGCCCAAGGGCTTCACGCTGCAAATGCAGGTGATGAATGATCGCGGCACCGGCAAGGATGAAAACGCGAATCAGCGTATTGAATCTGGCTTCTGGCAATGGTCGCGGCGTGGGGTTTGTGACGTAACAGGCCGGCATTCCTGGCTGGATATGTGCGGCCTGGTGGTGCTGGGCGTCGCGCGGGATGGTGAAGCCCTGATCCGCCTGCACAAGGGCGGCAATCCATTTGGCTTTCAGCTTGAAATGCTGGACCCATCGCAGCTTGAAACCGATGTGAATGGCCGGCCGGAAGGCACCGCCAGCGGCAATGTGGTGCGCGCTGGTGTGGAACTGACGCCCTTTAACCGCCCCGCCGCGTATTGGATGCGCGCCCATGTGCCTAATGATGACCCAGCCGCGCTGAATGCCCCGCTGCGCAAGCGCGTGCGCATTCCGGCTGAGGAAATGATCCATCTGTTCCTGCCGGAATGGCCGCAACAGATCAGGGGTGTGCCCTGGATCAGCAATGGCATTCGCGCTTTGGCGATGCTCGATGGCTACGGGGAAGCGGAATTGACCGCCGCGCGCGTGGCCGCCGCCAAGATGGGGTTCTATCGGATTGATGCCGATGCAGAACCCGATGGCGAATTGGCTGAAGATGGCGCGCTGGTCCAGGAAGCATCGGCTGGGACGTTCGAATTACTGCCCAAGGGTGTGGATTTCCAGCAATTCGACCCCCAGCACCCGACCACTGCCTTCAAGGAATTTGTTTCCGCCATGCTGCGCCCGGTCGCGGCAGGTGCGGGAGTTTCCTATAACGCCTTCGCCAATGACGCGGAGGGCATGAATTACAGCGCCCTGCGCGCCACGGAATTGGAAGATCGCGACGAATTCCGCACGCTGCAGCACTGGATGATTTCAGGCCTCTGTGAGCCCGTATTCACCGCCTGGCTGCGCGAAGCACTGATCACCGGCGCGCTGGGCCTGCCGGCAGGCAAGATGTGGAAGTTTGACGCGCCAAATTTCGTGCCGCGCGGCTGGCAATGGGTGGACCCGCTGAAGGAAGTGGCGGCGGTGGAAAAGGCCGTGGCGCTTGGCATCACCAGCCGCACCGCCACGGTGGCGGCGCAAGGCGGTGATTTTGCTGAAACCATCGCTGAGCTGAAGGCCGAAAAAGCCCTGATGGGTGACCTGATACCGCCCGCCGCCGCGCCTGCCGCGCCGCTGGAACCTGATGCAGACGACGAGGATTGAACCATGCCCTTGCCGAAGAATTTTGACCGCCACGGAAAACGCACGGTGGCGCTGGAACGCGCCACCCTGAATGAGGAAACGCGCAGCATTGAATTGGCCTTTTCATCTGAAGCGCCGGTGGAACGGTCCTGGGGCATGGAAGTCCTGGGCCACAATGAAGATGAAATGGACCGTGGCTGGATCGGCGGCGGCACTGCGCCGCTGCTGCTGGGTCACGACCCCGATATTGTTGTTGGGGTGGTGGAAAGCGTCACCCTTGGCGATGACCGGAAGGCCCGGGCAATCGTGCGCTTCGGAAGAAGCCCACTCGCCGAGGAAGTGATGCGCGACGTGGCGGATGGCATCCGCACCAATGTGTCGGTTGGTTATGAATTGCTCGATATTCGCGAAGAACCCGCGAAGAAGGGCGAACCCCAGACCTATCGCGCGGTGCGCTGGCGTC